TGAATTCAACATTTATTATGATTGAGATGGCTGATGAAGCACCCGTTGACGCACTTCCGTGTGGATTCTACGGATTGGAGTCACGTGTTTATGAAACCGCTACAAACCCTTCCCCTTTTCCAATAATTAAAAACAAATATTTTTTCCCAGGTGAAACTGTTTTTGACCCTCCGTTTGGTACAACTGCTGGTGGTTCAAATATAACAACTTCATCGGGTGATGTTGTAAGAAGAACTTATTTGGGAATGTCAAGTTCATTAGGTATCGACTCTGACTTGTTACAATACAAAGGTAAACAAAATCCGGTTACAAATTGGTATTTAGCTACCGAATCCGCTCCTTGGAATTATTTAACTCAGGGATTTCATATGGATTCAGGGGCAACTGTTGTTACAATCTCTGATGGTTATGTAACAAGTGGTCAGTCTGCATTTATTTGTGGAGTTGCTGATTTTACAGACGACCCTGACACTCAAGATAACCCTTATTATTTCTTATTCTCAAGAAAGTTTACTTTCTGTTTTCAAGGAGGTTTTGACGGATGGGATGCATATAGAGAGTTTAGAACAAATCAGGATAGATTTGCACTTGGTGCTTCAGGTTACTTACAAGGAGCTTACCCATCAGTAAGATACCCTAACGCAACAGGTGACGGTACATTCAAAAGAATTGTGGTAGCAAACAACACCCAAGACTTTGCAAATTCTGACTACTACGCTTACTTGTTAGGTATGTTAACATTTGATAATCCTGAATCAACGAACATCAATTTGTTTGCAACAGCAAGTATTGATTATGTAAACAACTCTAATTTGTGTGAAGCTGCGATTGGTCTTGTTGAACAACAAAGAGCAGATTCAGTTTATATTGTGACAACACCTGACTACAATATGTATACTCCTGACGGAGGTAGTCAGTATGAAATAATCTACCCACAAGAGTCAGTCGATAATTTGGACGGAACAGGAATTGATTCGTCTTACACTGCAACTTTTTACCCTTGGATTTTGGTCAGAGACACAGTAAATAATACTCAAATCTACTTACCACCAACAGGTGAAGTTTGTAGAAACTTGGCACTAACTGACAACATTTCTTTTCCTTGGTTTGCAACTGCGGGTTACACAAGAGGTTTAGTCAACTCTGTTAAAGCAAGATTGAAACTAACTCAAGAAGATAGAGATACTCTTTATCAGGGACGTATCAACCCAATTGCAACATTCTCTGATGTTGGTACGGTTATTTTTGGTAACAAAACTCTTCAGGTTGCTGATTCGGCACTAAACAGATTGAATGTTAGAAGATTGTTGTTACAAGCACGTAAACTAATTTCAGCTGTGGCGGTAAGATTATTGTTTGAACAGAACGATGAAATTGTAAGACAACAGTTTTTGGATTCTGTAAACCCGATTCTCGACTCAATTAGAAGAGACAGGGGTTTATATGACTTCCGTGTGACAGTAAGTTCTTCACCTGAGGATTTGGATAGAAATACATTGACAGGTAAGATTTACTTGAAACCAACTAAAGCACTTGAATTTATTGACATCGAGTTCTTGATTACTCCAACAGGAGCATCTTTTGAGAACATTTAATAAATAAAAATTATAAAGTGGGGATAAAACCCCACTTTTTGCCTTTATATGAAAAAAGAATTTAAAGAGGGTATAACAAAACAAGGTACACCAGATTTAAAGTATTATGCTTTTGATTGGGATGACAATATTGTTCATATGCCAACCAAAATTATTTTGGAAAATGAAAATGGTGAAGAGGTACCGATGACTACAGAAGATTTCGCTCTTTATCGAGAAAAAATCGGAAAAGATAATTTTGACTACAATGGTGACACAATTGTGGGTTATGCAGAAAACCCGTTCCGAAACTTTAGAGTTGATGGAGATGATGATTTTTTGGTCGATGCTATGAGGGCAAAAACAGGTCCTGCGTGGGACGACTTTGTTGAGGCAATTAATAACGGGTCAATTTTTGCTATCATCACGGCAAGGGGTCATCGACCCGACACTTTGAAAGAAGGGGTTTATAATTACATTATCAATAATTTCGAAGGTATCAATAAGAACACTTTAATTAAAAACCTAAAAAAATACCGAGATTTTGTAGGTGAAGAAGAAATGACAGATGACCAACTAATTAGGTCTTATCTAGAACTGAATAGATATAACCCTGTGAGTTTTGGTGACACTATAGGAGCTTCAAACCCTGAAATTGCTAAAGTAAAAGCAATGGAAAACTTTATCTATTATGTAAAAAGTATGGCTTCACTTTTAAAAGGAAAAGCGGTATTAAAGAAAGACATTGCCAACAAGTTTATTCCTGCAGAACCCCAAATAGGTTTTTCTGATGATGACTTAAAAAATCTCGAAGCAATGAAAACACATTTCAAAGACAAAGAAAATGTGCAAACTTATTCTACTGCTGGAGGAATAAAGAAGAAATACTAACTAGTTAAGTAATTAATTAAAATAAACTAGAAATAAATAACTAAACTGGAACTGGTACTAGCAATAGTAATATTTTGAAACTATTAAGTCAAGAGAAATATTTTCAAAAAAGTTATATTTATAAGAAAATAAAAACGTTAAAGAAAAAAATTTTATACAATGGCTGATTTATTAATGAAAATGCCCATACCTTACGAACCTAAACGTCAGAATCGTTTTATTCTAAGGTTTCCTTCCTCTTTAGGAATTAACGAATGGTTTGTAGAAAGCACCTCAAGACCTCACATTATGATTGGCGCTACTGAAATACAATTCCTAAACACATCAACATTTGTTGCGGGTAGATTTAATTGGCAAACGATTAATGTAACGTTCCGAGACCCAATTGGTCCATCTGCATCTCAAGCTCTTATGGAGTGGGTTCGTCTACACGCCGAATCTGTAACAGGTCGTATGGGATATGCTGCAGGATACAAAAAAGACGTGGACCTCGAAATGTTAGACCCAACTGGTGTTGTTGTTGAAAAGTGGATTCTTTACGGAACATTCTTAACAGACGTAAACTTCAACCAATTAAGTTACAGTCAGGATGCTTTAGCAACAATCACAGCAACACTCAGAATGGACCGCTGTGTTCTTGTTTATTAATCTTTATTAATTTTTTTAAGACGTTATATTTAACCGTAGGGCCAATCCCTACGGTTTTTTATTATGGAAAATAAAGTTGAAGATTACGGACAAATGAATTTTACTCTACCACACGATGTGGTAACACTTCCAAGTGGGGGTATGTTTTACAAAAATAAAAAAGACTCAATCAAGGTGGGTTACTTGACAGCATCTGATGAAAACATTTTGTTAGCTGGGGGTCAAGATATGACTCTGAATTTACTGAGAGCAAAAGTATTTGAACCAGGTATGAGACCTGAGGAATTGCTTGAAGGTGATGTAGAGTCAATCCTTATCTTTTTGAGAAATACAGCTTTTGGACCAGAATTAGAATTAAACCTCAAGGACCCTAAAACCGACAGAGACTTCAAAACAAACGTTAGACTTGACGAGATTAATATAAAAAGAGGACAAACACCTTCTGAAGATGGAACATTTACTGTTACACTTCCTGTATCTCAGACTACAGTTAAACTCAAACCATTAAATTACGGTGAAACAATGGATTTGAGTAGACAAATACAATCATACCCTCAAGGTCGTGTGGCACCGAGAAGAACACTTCGTCTACAGAAAGAAATCCAAAAAATTGGTGAAAATTCTGATAAAGGAGAAATTGCAAAATTTGTTGAGACAATGCCAATTGCTGACTCGAAATTCATAAGTAAATTTATGAATGATAACGAACCTAGACTCGATATGTCTAGGGTTATTATAGCCCCATCAGGAGAAAAACTTACGGTTAACGTAGGGTTTGGGGTCGAGTTTTTTCGCCCTTTCTTCTGAGTATAGAAAAACACAATTAGACGAATTTTACTATCTGTCCAAGTTGGTTGGAGTTAGTTGGTCTGAGTTTCAGACTATGCCAATATATTTTAGAAAATATCTTTTGGATAAGTGGGTGGACGAAAACAAACCACAATAAAAGTGACCAATAATCTATTTATCTAAAAAACTAATATGGCAGAAGAAAACATTGGTGGTTTCTTGGGGGCAATTGAAAAACTCAAATCCGGATTAAAAGACGAAGGTCTTGTCGGAGCCTTTGACAATCTAACTCAGGGAATTAAAGATATTAATAATGGTTTTTTGGAATCGAGAACAAGAGTGTTGGAATTCTCCACAGCACTATCGGATTCAGTTGCTGGTATTACAAGATTGGGTGGAGATTTAACTGCGACTCAAGAAACAATTTCTAATATTGCAGTTGCCTCAAGACGGAATGTTGTAGAAACATCTCAAACCGTTCAAGAGATATATGCAACTGCAAAACTGTTAGGTCAATTTGCGGACGACTTGGTACAAGATTTTGTAGAAGTAGGCAATAGTATCGAAAACATCGGAGAAATAACTGCCGAGTCCATTCAGTACATTCAAAGTATGGGACTGAATGCAAAAAAAATTATGGGTGACGTAACTGATAATATGGGATATATGAACCGATTCAATTTCCAAGATGGTGTTATGGGTCTGACAAAAATGGCAGCACAAGCATCTATGTTACGTTTTGATATGAATCAAACTGCTCAGTTAGCTGAGAAGGCTATGGACCCTGAAGGAGCTATTGAGTTGGCATCGGCATTCCAAAGATTAGGTGTGACTATGGGTACATTGGTCGACCCGTTTGCCTTGATGGATGCATCTATCAATGACCCAGGAAAATTACAAGACAGTGTCATTGATTTAGCCAAGACATACGCACAATTTGACAAAGAAACACAAAGGTTTGAAATTAATCCGTATGGAATAAGAATGTTGAGAGAGGTTGAAAAACAAACTGGTCTGAGTGCTGAAAATTTAAAAAAGACTGCTTTAGCAGCTTTGGAATTAGACACAAGATTATCGGACATCAATTTTAGTATTGATGCTAGTGAAGAAGATAAAATGATGATTGCCAACATAGCAAAGAAAAAAGATGGTGACTATGTTGTTAGAATATTTGATGAACAAAAAGGTGAAATAGATGTAAAACTTTCGGAATTGACCTCCCAACAGTTTAGTAAGTTAATAGAACAACAAGAACAAGAACCTAAGACGATTGAAGAAATTCAAAGAAGTCAATTTAGAGTTTCCGAAAAAATGGCTAATGATACTGCAGCAATTAAAAATTATTTTTTATATGGTGCAGCTGGTCAGACTGGATTTAGGAGAGTTTTTGAGGATTTGGGAACAGCATATGATGATTTTTCAACAAGTATGAACAAAGCGGTACCATCCCAAGGAGATATGAGAACAATGTTCGAGGGAGTTGGAAACAGTGTTAGACAAGTTGTATTAGACGCAATTACTACAAGAGACCCTGCACAAATTGAAAAAGCTCTTAATGAGTTAGCAAAACCGAAAGAAGATATTCCTGCAAAGAGCGCTGAAATTATGAAAAGATTTTTGTCAGAACTTGGGACAAATATGCCAAAAGAAAGTTTATCTGCTGTAGGAGTAGGGTATAAACAATTGACAGATGCCATAAGAAGTTTGACAACAGTTAGTGAAAAAACACAAACAATAAATGGAGATTTTAATTTAGATGGAACAATAAGCGTAAATGTTCAAACTCCTGGTGTTGACCCTAAACAAGTTCAGGCGCTGTTCAGAGATAGAGAATTTCAAAACTTGTTACATCAAATCATAAGAGAAAGAGCTGCTGTTGAAATAAAAGCCCTTAATAGATAAAAAACAATCAAGTTTCTATTTATTTAAAAACACAAAATGGCTAGTCCTTTAGATTTTGCAAGCTCAGAGGTTTTTAGAAAAAAACTTATTGTTAGAAACCTCGTGCCTTATGTAAAATCACCCACTAAGGCTTCCCCCCCAATAAACTACGAAACCATTCAAAGGGATTTAACACCCACAGATTCTGACGATACATTAATTGACAACCCAATATTTGCAACCAAGGCATACCCTTTAAATCAATACGGGGCATCTGGTGGTTACAAACAAGTTAGGGACCCAAGTACATTACAAAATACAAATTCTAATGAAGGTGAATATGATTTTAGTGATGCAAGATTAATTGATGACGCACCAAAAGCCGCTCAGATTGGTTTCCCTGGTATTTCACCTGCTTGGCAACCCTTAAATTTATTTGACCCACCAGCACTTATCGATGGTGGTCAGTATGTAAGTTTAGATGAAATCTTAGGTAAAGGTCAAAGAGCACAACAATATCCTACATTTGTACCATCAGTATATCGTTCAGTAAATATTTTACTTCAAAAAGACCCCGTAGGTAGTAATGGATTAACATCACAAGATTCATTCATAGTACAATTGGGTTCTAAATTGTTAAAAGAACAATTCGAAAAAAGAATTGCCGCAAACATCAGAAGAAATACCATAGGTCGAGCAAACTTTTTGAATGGTGCAGGTGGTTCTGATATCTTTGGTATTATATTAGGTCGAGTACCAATTTTAGAACCAATATATAATATCACACAAAGTAGTGCCGTTTTAGGGGCTGCTGCGGATTTTATCAATAGAGTTTCAGGAAGTTACGCTCCATACTCAACTATCCCCGGTGATTATTTTGATTCATCAATAAATAGGAGATTACCTATGACAACCCAACAGTTGTCAGGTGCGTATGCACAAGCTAACCTTAATTCAGGAATCGGTAGATTTTTTGGTAGATTATTAGGGTCACCAAAATCAGGTTCTATATTGTTTTTACAAAATACTGGCTCAGGAACCAAAAATTTATTGTTCCAATCATTAGATTACAATCTATTCAAACCGGCATACACAAGAACTTTCTTTGATAATGTTAGGGGAGCACTAAGAGGTGCAACTGAAAACGATTCAAATTATTACATAGGTTCACCTAAATCTGAACCAGGTGACATTTTATCTCCACAAGGTGATTTACCAACGGATTCGTTTGGAGGTGAAATACAATCGCCAGTTTACGGACCACAAGAAATTGCACAACTTTACGAAGGTCCAAGTCGGGCTATTAAGTTAGGAGCAAATGGACCAACATACAGTAATGGTGGTGATATAATGGGGGGATTCACTTGGGTATCACCTAAGTACAAAGATAACGCTGGTTTCAAAGTTGGGTTGGGGGGACAAAATATTTCCGAAGACCCTGATTTCCCGACTCTTAATTATTCGAATTCAGAATCTACAAACTTCAAATTTAAAAATGGTTCTATTTTAGATGATACTCAACGACTTATAAATTCACAACCAAGAGGCGGTAGAAGATTACAACACGTTGGAAACGCAATAGACCAAGTATCAAAAGTATTCAATGATGGTTACAAAGAAATTACTAAAGGTTCAAAAGTAATAAGATACGTAGGGGAGTTGGGTGTTGAGAAAGGTGCTGAATATTGTAGAATTTTCCAAAAAGATACACCATATCTTCAGTATAATGATTTACAAAAACAAGATGGAATAACTAAGTCGGGAAGAAAATTTGCCTATTCAATATTGGATAATACCTATAACTTGAATATTGCACCTATGAAGGGTGATACTTCAACAAACATATTTGACGGAAGAGCTCAGAAGTATATGTTCTCCATCGAAAACTTGGCTTGGAGAACATCAAACAGACCAGGTCTGACTTGGTCGGATTTACCTGTTTGTGAGAGGGGGCCAAATGGGGGACGTGTAATGTGGTTTCCACCTTATGGAATGACTTTTAGTGAATCAGTTACTCCGACATTCAAACCAACTGATTTTATTGGTAGACCTGAACCAGTATACACCTACAGCAATACTTCTAGGTCTGGTACTTTAACTTGGAAAGTAGTTGTAGACCACCCCTCAGTCCTTAACTTAATTGTAAATAGAGTATTAGCAAGTGAAACATTAAGAGAAAAGGCTCAAGGATTGTTAGACTCATTTTTTGCGGGATGTAAAAAATATGACTTGTATGAGTTAGCTGAAAAATATTATCAAGTAAACCCTGATGATTTACGTGAAATACAGGAAAGGATTGTAAATCAAACGGTTACAACAGAGGATATTAGATATATCACTAATACTGTTCAAACAGGTAACGACTCAACAAACGCCAACGGTGTTGGAAATGGTGGTGTTGGTATAAACACATCAACCAACAATAGTCAAACTGCTGACACATTCCCATTTAAAACTTTCGAAAATTATGCATTATATTTTGACAATGACATCCCGTTGAATGGACAAAGTGTTGAACAATATAACATTCTCTACAACACTTACGTTGCCACTCCTACAAAACAAGAGTATCAAGAACAAAGTAATGAAAAACAAGAAGTTGCAACATTTTTTACAGACATAGTAGAAAGTAATAAAACTGAAATTCAACAGATGTTACTCCAATTATCTACAACATTGGACAACAACCCAAGTGCGACCGCAAATATTATTTTGGTTGGAAGTGCTTCAATGCCTCAATCAGAAACTTACAACAAGTCTCTTTCTCAAAGAAGAATTGATTCTGTTAAACAATACGTCGCTCTTGTAGGAAATTTAAATCAGTATATTCAAACAGGAAGATTAACTTTCGGACCAACACAGGCACTAGGAGAACAAACAACAGTTGTACCCCGTGGACCGAGTAGGTCATTTGGCGAACAGAATTGTCAATCTGCACCCAACGATAGTTTAGCGTTAAGTACACAAATTTATAGCGTTAGAGCTATGGCTTGTAGAAGAGTTGCTTTTGCTAAAATAGATGTGACGGCACCAGCACCAATCAAGCCACCTTCTGTAAATAATCAACAGTCTCCACGTTATCAAGAAAATGTAACCACTGAGGTTTCTAACAGGACTGTGACAAAACAAGTTGTTGAGACTCAAGAGGTTTTGAGAGATAACATTACAAAAAGAGTTTTAAGATTATTATTGTCTGAATGTGACTACTTTGAATTAATCAAACAAGAAACTCCTATGGTTTTTGATAACCTTAGAGATAAATTAAAATTCTTCCATCCCGCATTTCACTCAATTACCCCTGAAGGTCTGAATTCAAGATTGACATTCCTACAACAGTGTATGAGACCTGGAGATACTATTCCAACCATTAGAAATGATGTTAATGGTGCAACAAGTTTGGAATACAACAATGCGGTGAACACATCTTTTGGTACTCCACCTGTTCTTATTTTAAGAGTTGGAGATTTTTGGCACTCAAAGATTATTCCTTCTTCACTTCAAATAGGTTATGAGGATTTGGATTTGAATCCTGAGGGTATTGGGGTTCAACCTATGATTGCAAACATTACTTTGGGTTTTAATTTTGTAGGTGGACAAGGACTAAAAACCGCAGTTGATAAATTACAAAATGCACTATCATTTAACTATTATGCTAACACTGAAATATATGATGAGAGGGCAGATTCGACTGACTTAAGTTATCAAGTATTAGACAAACAGTTTATCGAAAATATTGGGTTTGAAGTAAACCCACCAACAGTTTCTGACGTGGAAAATCCACCTTCAAGTAACAACAATGAAACTGTGGGAAAAGTTTTAACGAGTGTAATAACCGACGGTATTCAAAGAGGAACAATTGAATATGGGTCTTTTATGAATTCCTTTGTGACACAAACTCAAACATATTTTCAAACTGTGGTAAACAAAAACAGAGATGCCCTTCGTCAATACAATAACGGGGTTAGACAAATGTTATCTTACAACAGGAATTATACAAACGGCGGATTTATTGTTAATGGTGGAAATTCAGAAACAAATCTTTTTGGTAAACCGTCAGAAATTGAAAAACAAATTAATGACATCTTTGCTGAGTATATAAAAAATATCAGTAGCG